AATTGGAAAGTAATGTTATAGAAATAGGAGAACCTATGTTAAGTTCAGTTTCTGTTCAGAGAGCTCTAGTAGATTTAGATCACAAAAGTACCGTACGATATACACCAGATGGTGTTGCAGCGGTTTATGGATCATTTTCTGGTTGGAAACCCCGCCTTAAGTCGTCTGTTACAAAAACACTTATTTGTGACGAGATGATAGAGCGTGGATATTCAGTCAAGGAAGGTCCCCCTGAAATGAAGTCATGGGAACCATGGCGAATAAATTTGTTAGAAATGACAAAACCAGTGTGGATGATAGATAATGTCATTCTCACTCACTGTGTTGAATCTTTCTTTGCAGATATTATGCAACGAGTTCCGACTGAAGATCTGAAACAATTGCATGTTTTAGATGATTTTACCACAGTTAATGGAGCCCCAGGTGTTACATACATTGATAAAATGAATCGTAATACTAGTGCTGGTAACCCATGGAAGAGAGGAAAGAAACATTATCTTACCGATCTTTCACCTGTAGGAGATCATGCGAATCCTGTTAAAGTTGATTCAGAAATTATGGATCGTGTTTCGGAAATTATTGAAAAATATAAGAGAGGCGAACGTGCTATGCCCAATTTTTGTGGGCATTTAAAGGACGAAGCTACATCTCTAGAAAAAATTAAAATTAAGAAAACACGAGTTTTCTGCGGTGGACCATTTGATTGGAGCATCGTTAATAGAAAATATCTTCTCACTGTTGTGAGATTGATTCAAAACAATAAATATGCTTTTGAAGCAGCCCCAGGACTGATTACACAATCGGTAGAATGGACACAACTTTATGAGCATTTAACAAAATTTGGCACTAAGCGAATGGTTGCTGGAGATTACTCCAAATATGATAAGCGCATGCCACCAGCCCTAGTCTTGGCTGCATTTGATCTTATTAAGATGATTTGCAAAGAAGCGGGTTACACAGAAGAGGAATTACTAATCGTGCAAGGTATTGCAGAGGATACAGCTTTTCCTCTTACCGAATTCAACGGTGATTTAATTGAATTCTATGGTACAAATCCTTCAGGACATCCCCTAACTGTTATTATTAATAGTCTGGCGAATAGTCTTTATTTACGATATTGTTACACCATTTTGAATCCAGAACATCACTGTAGAGATTTTCAAAGCAATGTCGCTGCCATTACATATGGTGATGATAATGCAATGGGAGTCTCTGAACATGCACCATGGTTTAATCACACTGCTATTCAAGATACTCTTAAAAATATTGATGTGAAATATACTATGGCTGATAAGGAAGCTGAATCAGTGCCTTATATCTCAATCGACAAAGTGTCCTTTCTTAAAAGAACATGGAGATTTGATGAAGAAGTTGGTGCCTTTTTGGCACCGTTAGAGCATGATTCTATAAATAAAATGCTCACTATGTGTGTAGCAAGTGGTGAGATCACTCTTGAAGAGCATGCCATCGAAGTAATCGGTGCAGCGAATCAAGAATATTGGTTTTACGGCAAAGAAACATACGAAGAGAGACAGGAGATGTTTAAAGATGTAATTGAAACATTAGGTTTACAACCATATGTTAGAAGTAACACATTTCCAACGTGGTTGGAATTAAAAACACGATTTGAACAGTCTTCTGAAGCTATTCTGGCGCGGCAACGGCGTCATCGTGAAGTCTCTTTAGACTTCTAAACCAAACAGTCTGCATTTAGATAGTTTACTGCATATTGTATAATTAATATCTCATACAAGTGAGAATGGATTTAAATGTAAAAAGCCTACATGGGTGCTCCCCGAAATCTCTTTTTAGAGAAGTGCAAGTTGGCGCACAAAAGGTATTAAACCTACATGTGGTTTAATGCGACCACATGTTTGTATATATGCATGTTCAAAATTTCAAATATACTAAAATTAAAACGCGATGAATTTCGCAAAGAGTTCCATGATTGGGACATTACAGATTCCGAATTCAGATATGATTATCGGGAACAAACTAAGTGCTGTACATCGAAATGTGATGATAGTTCCTGGTGTGTAATCCAATCAGAGGAAGAGGTTCAACCTCACAACATGAGCGAAAGCTCAGGAGGAGTGACGGATTTCCAAACAGTTTCCTTTGTGGATCAAACCACAGGACTCACAATTGGAGCCGCCACCACTCATGATGATGTCATTCTTCACGATGCAGCTGATGCTGCTAGTTTAGGTGATTTTCTCGCACGTCCAGTTGTTATTTCAACTCAAACGTGGTCACAGTCTGATGCAGTTGGTGTCCTAGCTACATTCAATCCCTGGAGACAATTTCTTAGTAATTCTATTATTGCCAAGAAAATTTCCAATTTTGCCTTTCTTCGAGGCAATTTGAAAATCAAGGTTTTAGTCAATGCTTCGCCATTTTACTATGGTGCAATGTATTTGGCCTATCAACCACTACAGAATTTCTGTCCTACCACCATCATTAATGATGCTGGTACTAGGTTTCTTATACCATATTCACAAAGACCTGGAGTCTGGGTACGTCCTCAGGATTCAGAAGGTGGTGAGATTACTTTACCATTTTTCTATCCTAAGAATTACCTTCGACTCGGATATTTGCAAGACACAATTGATATGGGAGAATTTAAATATGTTATTTATTCTGCTTTACAGAGTGCCAATGGTGCTACTGGAGCCGGTGTTACCGTACAAGTTTTAGCTTGGATGGAAGATGTCGTGTTATCTGGTCCTACTGTTGATGTTCAATTGCAGGGTGATGAATACACACCTAGTGGACAAGTTTCAGGACCTGCTAGTACTGTGGGACGTATTGCTGGGATGCTTTCGGGCATTCCCGTTATCGGCAAATTTGCCAAAGCTACTGAGATTGGTGCTAATGCAGTTTCTGGTATTGCTTCTTTGTTTGGATACACTAATGTTCCAAATATCAAGGATGCTGAACCAGTTAAGCTGATGCCCATGCCTCAATTTGCTTCACCTGAAATAGGGTACCCCACAGAAAAATTGACTCTTGACCCCAAAAATGAGTTGTCTATAGATCCTACAATCACTGGATTACCAGATAATCAAGATGAAATGTCTATTGAATATTTGGCTTCCAAAGAAAGTTATCTTACAACAACAACCTGGGCAACCTCAGATGCTGCTAATAAAATATTATTTACAACACGAGTTAATCCAACGATGTACGATTATGAGAATATCACAAATAATTCGAAGATATTCGCTACACCCGTTGCATGGGTGTCGAATTGTTTCCGAAATTGGCGTGGTGATATCATTCTTCGTTTCAAAGTTGTTAGATCGCAGTATCATAAGGGACGTCTGTTAATTTCATACGATCCCGCTGGCAAGAGCGCCAACTCGCTCTTAAATACCACTGGTACAACACAGAGTGTTTTCTCTCGTGTAATTGATATTGGTGAGGAAGAAGATATAGAATTACGTATTCCATATCAGCAAGCCCTACCATTTCTCAATGTGCCTAATGTGGTTTCGTCGTCCAATATTCCTTGGTCGACATCTGCAACTCCAACATGGACTGGGGATGACACACAAGATAATGGTGTTGTGACAGTACGAGTATTTAATGCTCTAACTGCTCCAGTCGCCACATCTAATGTGAAAATTCTCGTTTATGTACGAGCTGCGGATAATTTTGAATTGGCTAACCCTATTAATGTGGGTACGTCATTCACGCCTTTTGCAATTCAGTCTGAAGAAGAATCCAAAACTTTGGGATCTTCCAGAGATGAAGCATATACAACTCAGATGGTTGCAGGTAAGGCACTACCTATCATGACTCCTGAAAGAAATTTAGTCAATTTCGGAGAAGTTGTGCGATCTTTACGACCGCTACTTCGCCGTATGGCTCTCACAGAGGTTGTGTTCGATTCCTCAGATTCAGGATTTGCGAATTCCCTGACGATGTTGGAACAAACTAAATTTCCCATGTATTTTGGATATGATCCTGCTGGAGTTCATTCAGCTAAAGGACTTGTAACACCAGCTAGTAATTTCAATTTTAACTATGTTTACAACACAGTATATAATTGGCTTGCACCAGCTTTTGTAGCTCAGAGGGGAAGTTATATCTGGACAGTTAATGTTGACGCTCCAGATGCAATTAAAAACGTTCAATGTATCAGAACAAATGCCATTAGTGTTACAGCTGCTGAGACTTCTTATTCTCAAGCTGGCGGTACACCAAGTGGTAATTCCAGATTTTATTTCAACTTAATTGATGGTACGAACGGTGGTACAGCTGCGACTTCGCAGTTGACCAATGCAGGACTAACGGTTCTCATGCCTAATTATACTCAGTATAAATTTATGACAACGAGACCACAGTCTGTAAATGCACCTACTGCAACTACGACTGATGCTTTTTATGATGGCGGAAATCGTGATGGCTATAGGTGGTGGATCTCACATTATGATGCTGCCTTAGGCACATCACAGCGAGCTTCCAAGATTTGGCGGTATGCCGGATGTGGTACAGATTTCAACCTGCACTTCTTTTTGAATGTGCCGGTATTCTATAATATCACATCAACTCCATCTTCTAATTAGAAGATGTGATCCAGTTTTAGAGAAACTGGAAGAACAAAAATCTCTATTCTAAAACACGTAAAGTGCTTGTATGGTTGGATAGTACAAGTGTCCGGTTCGGTCGGACGTGTCTCACAATTGTGAGTTGTAAAATTCGTATAGGTTTTAAACCTTGCGGGTCTTCAAATTGATTTCATTAGATGTTTGTAGCCCCGTGAGGGGTGAAATTTTTACTAATAAGAATCGAAAAATTTGAAGATTTGCTGCGAATAGAAATCGAC